TTAGCGCAATTTTTTTCAAGGGTTTTGAGGCCGAAATGGCCGAGGGAGATGCAATGGGAAAACGAGGGCCTGCACCGCAGCCGACGGCAATCCTGAAGTTACGGGGGAGCTGGCTGGCGAAGCAGAGGGAGGCGGAGGGCGAGATGCAGCCGGAGATCGGCCGGCCGCATGAGCCGACGTTCGCGCATGACGATGAGCAACGAGCGTGGCAACAATTGGTCGATCAGCTTGAGGCTATCCCAGGACTGTTAACGGTCATCGATGGTCCGCAGCTGGAGCGGTATGCGCGGTATCTCGTGCGCTGGCGGATGATTGAGAGCGAGCTGGAGGCGTTCCGATCATCGACGAAAGAGTCATTGCTGGACAATGAAATGCGGCAGGTGCTGCGGCTACTGTGGCAGGAGTCGCGAGCGATGGACTTGCACCTCAAGCAGATCGAGGAAAAATTCGGCTTAACGCCATCGGCGAGGACGCGAATCAGACTCGGAATTGCCGCAGGCGAGATGCGGAATGATCGGGTGGAGCGGGAGGCAAAACGGCGGTTTTTTTAAGCTAAGTGGTGCTGGTCGGGAGCGTGACGCAACGGGAAGCGTCTGGCGGAACGAGTCTGCTCGCTGATGGCCTCGCAACGACAGTCATCGCCGAAGAACGCCGTTAGTACCAAATGGCGGGATTTGCTGCGCCTTGTGCCGGGCTATGATCCGTTCGCGGATGCGAACGGATGCTGGTTCGATTCAGGGGCGGCGAACCGCGCGCTCGAATTTTTTCGTGAGTGCATCCGCCACACAGAAGGCGAGTTGGCAGGCCAGCCGTTCGCGCTCCAGCCGTGGCAGGAGTCGGTGATTGCGAATCTGATCGGCTGGAAACGCCGCGATAAGCTTGGTCGCGACGTGCGGCGCTATCGGGAGTGTCTGATATATGTCGGGCGAAAGAATGGAAAGACGCCGTGGATTGCAGCGCTGGGCCTGTATATTTTCTTTTGCGACCAAGAGCCTGGCGCGCAATGTTACATCGCGGCGGGCGACCGCGAACAGGCGGGAATGTTGTTTCGCCATGCGAAGATAATGGTTGAGAGCGAGCCGGAATTATGCTCGCGATGCAAGATATACGGCGGTAATGCCAGTGCCGGACAATCGCGGTCCATTGTGAGCGAAAAAACTGGCTCATTCCTGCGAGTGATCTCTGCGGATGCGGATACGAAACATGGAGGGAATACGCATCTCGCAATCATCGACGAATTGCATGTTCAGCCAAATCGCAATCTCGTAGATGTGTTGCGTACATCAATGTCTTCGCAGAATCGCAGGCAGCCGTTGATGGTCTATATTACGACAGCCGATTTTGCGCGGGAGTCAATTTGCAATGAGATTTACGGCCATGCGTGCCAGGTGCGAGACGGCCATATCAGCGATCCGGCGTTTTTGCCGGTGATTTATGAAGCGCCGAAGGACGCCGATTGGTCTGATCCGGAGGTGTGGAAGCTGGCAAACCCGAATTTGGGTATATCGAAATCATGGGAGTACATGGAACGGGAGTGCAAACTTGCACAACAAAACCCGGCTTATCTGAATACCTTCTTACGGCTCGATCTCAATATACAGACTGATGCGGATGTCTGCGCCATTCCGATGGATCAATGGGACGCATGTGGAGAGTGGTATGAGGAATCCGAGTTTGCCGGGCGAGAATGTGTTGCCGGTCTCGACTTGTCCACCACGACGGATATCACGGCTCTTGTGCTGTTATTCCGGCCTTTGAGCGCAGGCGATCCCTGGGTTGTTGTTCCGCGCTTTTGGGTCCCGCGAGAGAATGCCAAGAAACGCGCGGACAGAGATCGTGTGCCTTACTTGTCCTGGATTCAGTCTGGGTTTATCGCGGCACATGATGGCACTCGCCTGGATTACGGGAAGATTCGGCGCGACATTAACGCATTGGCCGAGCGCTTTGCGATTCAGCAGATTGCGTATGATCCGTGGAATGCAACACAGTTAGCGCTAGAGTTGCAAGGTGATGGATTCGAGATGGTCGAATACCGTCAGGGCTTTCAGTCGATGAATGCGGCGACGAAAGAACTGCTCGCGATTATCGGTGCACGACAACTACGACATAGCGGCAATCCTGTCCTGCGGTGGATGGCGGCGAATGCAGTAACGGCCGAAGACCCGGCAGGCAACCTGAAATTTAATAAGGCGAAATCAAGGGACCGGATTGACGGAGTTGTAGCACTCACTATGGCTCTAGGCGTCGCGATGAACACGCAGTCGGCGACATCTATATCAGTGTATGAACGCGAACATCGCGGCTTTGTGGAGATATCGTAATGGATCGCGATGACTGGCAAATCGTGTGTGGTGTAATACTCGTTGCCGGCGGCGCGGGATGGTGGCTGCACCCCGGCGCCGGGATGGTGATTGCGGGTGTGTGTTTAGTCGTTCCCTTTTTTCTTTCGGCCAAGAATAGGGGCGGATGATGAAATTCTTCGCACCGCGCAATGCTTGGAACTATAAGTCAGGAGATGGTTGGTTTAATTTGCGCGGACAGCACGCCTCGTCAGGCGTGCGGGTAACCTACGACAAGGCGGAATCGCTGGCCGCTGTCTCGTGCGGAATCCGCGTGTATGCAGAGGCAATTGCCCAACTGCCGTGTCAGATAGTGGAGCAGCGCGATTTTCGCACGAAGCGAGCGGCGACAGATCATCCGCTATGGCGGGTTGTGCATGATGAGCCAAATCCGGAACAGACTAAGTTTCAATTCTTCGCGTTCATGACGGCATGCGCTGTCGGCTGGGGCAATGGCTATGCGGAAATCCAGAGGAATTCGACCGGAGATATTGTCGCTTTATGGCCGATTCATCCCAGCCGCATTCCGCGTCGCAATATCACGCGCAATAGCCGCGATGCCAGCCTGTGGAGCGACATTGTTGTCGGCGAACCCGGCGAGATCGTCTATTGGGTCCAGAATGATGACGGCTCGAAGTTCCCCATTGCGGCTAGAGATATGCTGTCATTGCCCGGCGTACTGTCGCAGGATGGAATTACGGGGCGAGGGATTATCGAGATAGGCGCATCGGCCTTAGGGATTGCGCTCGCGACGGAAGAGCACGCCGGCGCTTTTTTCCGTAATGGCGCAGCGCCGAACATGGTGATCAAATCGCCGAAGGTCGTGGGCAAGGAGACGGCGGAGAGGTTGCGAGAACAATGGCAGCTGGTTTTTGGCGGCGTGAAAAATCATTACAAGACCATCCTACTGGAAGAAGGCATGGAAGCCGTGCCATTCTTCATTTCGCCGGAAGCATCCCAGTTGCTGACCTCGCGGCAATTCTCAGTGGACGAGATCGCAAGAATCCTGAAGCTCCCGCCGCACAAGCTGAATTCGTTGAATCGTGCAACATGGGCCAACATAGAGCAACAGGCGCAGGAGTTCGTCGATTATTCGCTGATGCCGTGGGTTAAGCAGTGGGAAGAAAGTCTCTATAAGAGGTTACTAAGCGACGAGGATAAAAAAAGATATCGCTTCCGCATAAATGTGATGGCGCTGTTGCGGGGTGATTCGCAAGCGCGGGCGGCCTTTTATCGGGCGCTCTTTGACATGGGCGCGCTGTCGCCGAACGACATTAGAGAACTGGAGGACTGGAATCCGAACAGCGCTGGGGATCAATACTTCGTTCCGGCGAACAATCTCGTTCCGCTGGGCGCAATTGATGCGCTGGCCCAGGCGCAAATCGAGCGAGCGCGCGCCGAAGCGGAAAACGCAGGCGCCAGAAGCCCCGATGCGGCGCAAAGCAGCGCGCCTCCTACGGCGGCAGATGCCGAAAATTTGATTGCGGCGGCAGCAGTGCGCGAGGCGAGGGCCGCTGCTGCGGCGCAGGCAACGCGAGATGCAATCCGTCTATCAATTCAGGCGGTCATTGAGGGAATGATGCACCGCGAGGAGAGAGCTCTAAGTCAAGCGGCCAAAAAACCGGAAAGATTCCTCGCGTGGTGCGATGAATTTTACGGCGAGTTCCGGAGCCGTCTGACGGCGGCTATCGCTGTGTTCGCGCATGCGGCGGAACAGAGCGGGGCGGAATTATGCGCGGACTCAATCGCAAACGATTATGTTGCCGATTCGCTGGCGCGGCTGGCGCCTTTAGCGGATTTGCCGTGCAGCGAGTTGGCTCCTGCGCTGGCGAAGATGATGGATTCGTGGGATGGACGGCCGGCGCACTATGCGGCGGGCGCACTGACAGAAAAGGAAATCGTATGCACAATTTGATTGACGTAACACTGTCGGCGGAGATCGAGCGGGCGGCCAGTTCCGATTCATTCGTCGTTGGCATTCGGAATGCGTCGGAGGAGTCTCCGGCCGAAATCGCACTCTATGGCGAAATCGGCAACCCGTGGGAAGCATCTGATGCTCGCAGTGTGGCAGGATTTTTGCGAGCGAATAAAGGGCGCCCGGTTGTGGTGCGCATCAATTCAATGGGCGGCCTGGCCTATGACGGCATTACGATCCACAATGCGCTGGTGGCGCATGATGGTCCGGTGACGACAGTCATAGAGGGGATGGCCGGCAGTGCGGCATCGGTGATTGCAATGGCTGGGTCACCGGTCCGGATATATGAGAATGCGCAGCTGTTCATTCACCGCGCGCAAATGATCGTCGTCGGTAATCGCGATGCAACAGCCGAAGCGACGTCGTGGCTAGACAAGCTGGATGACGCTATCGCCAGGACATACAAGGCCAAAACGGGAAAAGCATACGACAAAATTCTGGAACTGATGAAGGGCAAAGTTGATGGGACGGTCTTCACCGCGCGAGAGGCAATCGCGATGAAATTCGCGGACGAAATGATTTCGCTCAAAACCGGAGAAGCGGTGAATGACGTGGGCGGTATCGCGAAATCATTGCGGGCCGAAGGCGAGCGGCGATTACTATGTGTCGAGGCATCGCGTGCGGAACGGCTCCGCACGCGGCGAGACCTGTATCGACTGGACTCCTAATTCACTCAGAATGCTAATATGGCGGCAATTGTTGTCACCGGCGCGGGTGGCCTGATCGGCGCGGAGTGCGTGCGACGATTTGGGCGGAAAGGTTATCACGTCATCGGGATTGACAACGATACCCGCCGCGTCCTTTTCGGCACGGCCGCATCGGTGCACAAGACAATTCAGGCGCTGCGCACTGCCAGCGCAAATTACGAACATCACGATCTCGACATCCGGGATTGCGCAGGCGTGGCGGAGTTGTTCCGGCGCAACCAGGGGCAAATTGCGGCGGTCATTCATTGCGCGGCTCAGCCGTCCCACGATTGGGCGGCACAAGAGCCGCTTGTTGATTTTGACATCAATGCGCGCGCCACGGTGGGGCTATTAAATGCGACGAAGGCATATGCGAGCGCCGCCACGTTCGTATATCTGAGCACGAACAAAGTCTATGGCGATGCGCCGAACAGCCTGAAGTATTGTGATATCGGAACGCGCCTTGAGCCGTTCGGCGACTCGCACTCGCGGCATGACGGATTTACCGAGGATACGCCGATTGATACGCGGCTCCATTCTCTTTTCGGCTGCTCCAAGCTGGCGGCTGATATCTATGTGCAAGAGTACGGCCTCTATTATGGAATGAATACCGTGTGTTTTCGCGGCGGCTGTTTGACGGGGCCGGGACACGCGGGGGCAAAGCAGCACGGGTTCTTATCATATCTATTAAGATGCTGCGTTGCTGAAATGCCGTATGAAATTATCGGCTATGGCGGCAAGCAGGTCCGCGACAACATTCACGCATCCGACTTGGTGTCGGCTATTGAAATGTTTCTTGAACACCCGAAACCTGGCGCGGTGTATAACATCGGCGGCGGGAGGGGCAATTCGTGCAGTATCCTGGAGGCTATTGCGCTGGCGGAAGAAGTGACCGGGAAAAAGATGCGGATTGCCTATCGAGAGCAGCCGCGAATCGGCGATCATATTTGGTGGATTACTAATACCGAAAAGTTTAGGACTGATTTTCCGGACTGGAAAATCAGGAAGTCATTACGCGATATAATCGCGGAAATTGCGGAGGCATCGTTGACGGATGGCGACTAGCGGCAAGCGGCTCGATATAGGCGAGGAGAACCGCGTCCGGCGATTGCGAGCCGCCGGTATGACGATCCGTGCAATCGCCTCCGCCGAGCGCGTGTCTCCGACGACCGTGCGGAAAATCTTGAAAAATCCTATTGCAAAGTGTCACACAATCGTTTCACGATAAAGACTAATAAAGAGATTCGCCACCTGGCAGTATAGCGCCAACGTGCTTGATCTGCCGGGGCCGACAGCAATTAGCCTCTCCAAAGAGCCGGTGAATTGCTGACAAGAGTTTTGAAAACCTTGTCGGTGATGGCCGGTGTTTTGTTGCCGCAATCGCCGACGCAACAGCGGAGACGGCAGAAATGGAACGAATTGCACAAATCATTGCTCGGTGTCGGCACATCGACAACGAGCAGGCGGCTATCGAGTCCGATGCGGAGCTTAATAATAATGGACAATTCACCGATGAGCAGCGCGCGAAATATGCCGAACTGAAGGCGGAGTTCGACGCCCTGATTAACGAAAAACAGAAGCTGGAGTCCGACGCAGCCATGAAGGCGGAGCGGTCAGGTCGTGCGGCCTTGCTCCAGCCGGCAATCTTGCCTCGCAAATCGCCGGAGAACGCCGGTGCTCCATTGCCGGGAGCGTCCACACAATCGGCTGAAGAACAGTCGGCGGAGGTTAGCAAATCGGCATCCAAAAAATTTAGTATTCCCGCCCAGGTGCGTCGGTTTACGCCGCGCAATTTTCTGGATCGTGATGGCATGACCGGCGAAGAGCGCGCATATCGATTCGGCCAGTATTGTCTGGCGAAGCTGACGAATGATATTCCGGGGCGCTATTCGTTTCCTCATGCGTTGAGCTTCATCAACTACTATATGGGCGGCATCCGGAATCTGGCGCACGGTGAAAGCGACGGCACTACCGGCGGGCATTATCTCGTGCCGGATGAATTCTCGAATGATTTCATCGTGCTCAGGGAGCGCTTTGGCGTTGCACGGAGACTGTTTCGCCGCGAACCGATGGCCGGCGATACCAAGCACGTTCCGAAATGGGGCAGCGGCTTGACGGCCTATTTCCCCAATGAGTCTGATGCAATTACCGAATCGAACTCGACATTCAGCGATATTCAATTGGTCGCGAAAAAAATGGGGGCCATTGCCCGCATGAGTGCTGAGTTGTCGGCGGACGCCGTGATTGACATCGGCGACCGTCTGGCCGGCGATATTGCCCAGGCGTTCGCGAATAAAGAGGATGAGTGCGGATTCAACGGCGATGGGACATCGACCTATGCCGGGATTCGCGGGGTCAGGTATCTCTTGCAAAACATCAGCGGCACAACCGATTCGGCCGGACTGGTGACGGCGAGCGGAAACGCATGGTCCGAAATCACGGCCGGCGATTTGACCGCAGTGGTTGGCAAGCTTCCGCAGTACGCCGATACCGGCAATTGTGCCTGGGTATGCCATCGCGCGTTTTATTATGGTGTGATGGAAAAGTTGCTCCTGGCGCAAGGCGGAGCGACGGCGATGGAACTGAAGTCCGGAGTGAGTCGGCCGCGACCGATGTATCTCGGTTACCCCGTCGAGTTTGCTCAGGTATTTCCGTCGGTCGAGGCGAACTCGCAGGTATGCGTTGCGTTCGGCGATTTCTCGCAAGGAGCCTTTTTCGGCGACCGCGCGGGGATCGAAATCATGTTCAGCGAGCACGCCTATATCAACTCGCAGAGTGTGTTCGAGCGCAATCAAATCGCAGTGCGCGGAACACAACGGTTTGACATCGTGGTGCACGGCTGCGGCGATACATCGACACCGGGACCGATTGTTGGACTGCAAACCGCAGCCTCATAAGATTAGATCAACATGAGTGACAAGATACGATTCTTGAAGGGATGGATGGGGCGGCCAGCCGGCTCCGTTGATAGCCGCCTCGGACGAGGGCAAATGCTCGCCCTGGTGGATAACGGCTTTGCCGAATGGGTCACCGAACTGGAGCACAATCAGAAAAAGTTCCATCGCGCTAAACAAATGACGAAAAAGGAGAATCGTTATGCTGAATGAATTGCGAGTCCTGGAGGGTGTGGCATTGGCCCCGGCCTCTCAGGCTGCGGCCGCCACTCGCTCCGCGAATATCGACTGTCTTGGGTATGATTATGCGACAATCCGGCTGAACCTAGCTGCCAAAGTTAATACCAGCGCCTCACCGCCGACGATTGCGGTGAAGGAGTCGGACGATACCGCTGCGACCAACTTCGCGACATGGTCCAGCTCCTTTAGTCGGAATGAAGACCTCACAGCGGCCCACAGTGTTGTGTTTAAGATCGATCTGCGCGGCAGGAAGCGATACCTGCAGCTGTCGGTTACTTCCGCGACACATACGACGAACGATGTCGTCACCGCCGCAGCGGACTATACGCTGTCGAGGGGGGAAAGAGCATCGGCAGGTACGGCCGGTCTGGTCGCCTCAACAAACGATGCAGTGGTCATCGGCTGATAGAGATTTGCGGGCGGCGGACAAAGTCTCGCCCTGACCCACAGGCGATTTGGCGTTTGCCGCCCGCTTTGTACGACCGTTCCCTGTGGGTCATGATGTGGGTCACAGTATGCTCGCCACCTCCGATATGCCGAGCGCCGCTCCGAAGGCAGAGGAGCGCGCGCGTGAGTTTCGCGAGCGGCCCGCCGGCAACGACCTGAAAGACCTGATCCCGAATCCGCGCGTCGTGTTGGATTGCGGAGCGGGCGCGGGTGGGTTTGCAACAGCGGCGTTTACGATTTGGCCGAATTGCACCGTCCATTCCTTTGAGCCGGCACAGCGGTTCAACTCAATTTTAACGCCGCTGAACGCACGGCATTTTGTGCATCGTGTCGCCCTCGGCGAATCGGATCGGCTCGGCACTCTTAACTGCACCGTCGGCCCGGAGTCTAATTCACTGCTCGGCTCCGTGCCTGGCGGACCGATGGAAAAAAGTCATCGACCAATCGGCACTGAAGAGGTCGAGGTATGCGCGCTTGATTCCATCGTCGCCGAGGGGATCGAACAAGTTGATTTACTCAAGGTCGATGTGCAGGGCGCAGAATTACTGGTGCTGCAAGGAGCAAAGGAGGTCATTAGGGCATCTCGCCCTGTGATCTATTGCGCGGTAGCATTCCAATCTCTATATCAGGACCAGCCGCTATTAGATACCGTCGATGAATATCTGGAATTCTTGGGTTATCGGCGGCTCTATTTGTATGCGTCTCCAATGCCTGATCTATGTGGTAATGCGATTTACGTGCCGAAGGAATATCGCGTACCGGGACCTCCGATTCGCCTTAATATCGGCGCGGGCGACGTTGTAATTCCTGGATTCACGGCGATTGACCGCAAGTTCGGCACGGAAGCCTTCCCTCTGGAATATGCGAATGATGCCGTCGAGGAAATCCGCTGCGTGCATATGCTGGAGCATCTATCGTATCGCGATGTTGATTTGGCGCTGAAGGAATGGTATCGCGTGCTGAAGCCGGGCGGTCGCCTCCGGGTGAGCGTGCCCGATGTCCCCAAAGTCGCCCGCATGTTGGATGACGAGACCTATGACCCAATGTGGCGATTCTACTTATTCGGCGGCCAGACTGATGATAACGATTTTCACCGGGCCGGCTTTGATGCCCGCGTGCTGAGCAAGTATTTGACGGCGGCGGGATTCGAGCGAGTGCGCCCGTGGACGTCTGAGAATACAGACCTCGCGGCGGCGGCATTTTCACTAAATCTTGAGGCATATAAGCCGGCCGAGACCCGGCCGCAGGATGAAGTGGAAGTCAAGATTCGCGCTGTGTGTGGTATGCCGCGCGTCGGGTGGAACGATTCGTGGCAATCGTTTATTGATGCGCTTAAGCCATTCGGCATTCCAATTGAGACGCATCAAGGATGTTTCTGGTGGCAGAATATGCAATGCGCATTATCGCGCGCGCTACGAGACGGCATCGACTGGGTGGTTACGCTCGATTATGATTCAATGATTCTGCCGCACCATGTCCGGCGATTGCTTGATATCATGTCGAAATATCCGCATATCGACGCCGTCGCCGCGCTGCAAATGCGTCGCGGTGCGGAAACGCCGCTCTTCTCCACTGGCAAAGCAACTGCCGAAATCAACGGCGAACCAATCAGGGTCAACACGGCGCATTTCGGATTGACCGTACTGCGCGTTGCGAAATTGGCGGCGGTTCCCAAACCGTGGCTAATCGACGAACCCGACGCCGATGGGGAATTCACGGGAAATCATGTCGATGCAGATATCACATTCTGGAAGAAATGGACGGCAGCAGGTAATACGATTTACATCGCGCCGGACGTGCGTATCGGACATCTGGAATTATTGGTCTCGGAATTCGACGAAAATTATGAGCCGCAGCATTACCAAATCGGCAAATGGTGGAACATGCACGCGCAAAAGGGCCACTGCAATCGAACAGTGAAGGGGACATGAGAATGCCGTCACTGGTGCGAACAGTTGCGCCGACGCAACTCCCCGTGGGCCTGGACGAGCTTAAGGCGCGGTTGAAAATCACCCATAATGATGCGGACGCGGCGCTACAATCATATTTGGAGGCGGCGACGGACTATTGTCAGGAGTATCAATGGGCGCAGTATTGCACCGCGACATATGTAGAGAGGTATGACCAATTCCCTAATATGTTCGTGCCGCAGCGCAACCCGCTAATCAGCGCCACGAGTATCGTCTATAACGATGTCTCTAATCAGGCGGTGACATTAACGCAGAACACAGATTATACCGTTGATATCTATAGTAAGCCGGCACGCATTGTTCCGGCATTCAACACCTCATGGCCGGCGACATATGCGCATGTCAATGCCGTAACGCTTACATATGTGGCCGGATATGGAGGGCCGGCGGATGTGCCGTCGGAGATTAAACACGCAATTTTGCTGAAGGCAGCGCAACAATATGGAGACTGCGACGGAAACAGCATCGCCGCAATGGACCGCATGATTCACGCATTGTTGGACAAGCGCAGTTTCAGGATTTTTTACTGATGACGTGTATCTGCCCAAACGAGTTGACGCGGCTTATTATTGTGGAGCGAATCAAAGATTCGGCGGTTCCGGAAGCAGACGGCAACATCGATGAGACGAACGACACCAACTGGGTCGCGTATGGCCGGGAGTGGGCGAAGGTTGTCACGCGCGGAAGCCGTGAATTCGCCTCTGGTCCGCAACTAACCGAAGAGATTAGTCACCAATGGACGATCCGATGGAGTACGAAAGCGAGCAACTATACGACCGGCATGAGAATCGTCATGGACGGGCGCCGATTCAATATTGCGGCTCCGCCAATCAATATTGACGAAAAAAACGAATGGCTGCTGATCAACACGACAGAAATCGCGAGCATATAATGGCCACTGCTGCACGACGCGCAGGCACTCGCCTGATTACCGGAGTAGAGGAGTTAGACAGACGGCTGGCGCAGCTCAAGATCGGAGCCGCGAATAAAATTGCCCGCCCGGCGCTGCTGAAGGGGGCAAGGCTGTTGTTGCGTAAAATGAAAAACGCCGTGCCGCCCGATAAGACATATATCAAGCGGGCATTGGGAATAGTGGTGAATGCCAAAGGTGGCGAGCAGCGAGCCAAAGTGGGGGCTGCGGTTGGCAAGGCGGCAAAGGTTGCTCCGAAGAGGAGCGGGGACAACCGTGGTGGCGTCGGTATTAGCGGCCGAAACATTCACTGGGCATTGCTCGGTACGGCCAAGAGAGCCAAAAAGAGCACCGGGGCGAGCACCGGCGCAATGCCGCCGCAAGTGCCTGGTCTGGTGCGAGGAGTGGCGGCCTCATCGGATGCGCAAGTGAAGGCGGCGATTGCGCAAGAGGGGCGTGAGCGGTTGGCGCGATTGGCGCGAAAATAAATGGCACTCGAAGCGGGATTGAGAACTCTGCTGCTGGCGCAATCGCCTATTACGACGCTCTGCCCAGCGCAGATAGTCAAGGGTGTTAGCCATTACGGCGTCTTCGTCGGACGTGCGGCGCAGGGGTTCGCTCCGCCGTTTATTGTAATTACACGGACCGAGCACGACCCTTACGCTACTCTTGACGGCACGACTGGGATGGGATCATCTGAGATAGATATCGACTGTTTCGAGGCGACGCACACGAAGGCGGAAGCATTGGCGACGGCAGTGGTCGATTTTCTGAAGGACTATTCCGGCGCAGCCGGAGCGACCGATATAATTGATGCGGTGATTCTGCTGAATCGCCGGAGTTTTCAGACTCAGGCGGGCAGCGGGAACGATGAATGGCAATATGTGGTGACACTGACATTTCAGATTCAACACCATTAACCAGGGGGTTTAATCGCAGGAGGGATCGCATATGGCAAAGGTAAAATCGAAAGGGATTGTGCTCAGCCACACTGTTGGCAGCGCAGCCGTGGCGCTGGCGCAAATCATCAACCTTGAGGAATCCGGGGCGGCATCAATGACATATGATGCCACCACACTGGACGGCGGAGTTTTCAAGCAGTTTGAGCCGACTGGCTATTCCGAACCGGGGGAACTCACCGGCACGCTATTTTATGACCCCGCGCTGGCAGGCCACAAGAACATCACAAATTTGATTGCCGCGCCGGCGACGAATGCTATGAGCGTAACATTTCCAGATGCGGGATCAACCACTAAGGCATTTACAGCGGCCGGCTATGAGTTCGGCTATGCCGCTGCAATGGATAATGGCTTAGTCGGGACGTTCAAATATAAGTTGACCGGCAATCCAGGATTCCCGTCATAATACGAGTGGAGGGAGCGTGAAATATCAATTGACGAGGAATGATATCCGCCCGTCGTATGCCGGACATCCCTTAGGCTGGGTTCCCGACGAAATGGCGGAGTTTATCGAATGGCGAGAGGTTTTCTCTAGCGGGCGTGTACAGCGCATGGCGTTCTGGCGGTGCGACGTCGTATTCGATAATGAGTGGGGGCCGGAAATGGTGCGGGCGGGCATCGCCGTGCCGCTAGATGATGAGTGCCGCAATGCGTGTGAGCGCACAGCGGAGCAGATTGCAGCGGCGCAGAAAGCGTATGCTCGCACGAACGCCGGTATTCATCCGGAGGATTTTGAGGCTTACGACAAGGGCTATATGGTCGGATATCGCGATGGGAAGTGGATTCCCGGCCCCAATTACGCCGAGTGGGAAGCACAGCAGCGGGCGCTGGAAGAGGAGGAAGAAATATGACATCGCTGGTAGAACGCATTCAGAGGCGTCGCTTTTATCCGGTTCCGGTCGCTGGTGAAACATTCCATGTTCGCGCCTTGTCGATTGCGGACCGGCGGCGTATGGATGCGATTGAGGACATTCTGGACAAGTCGTTCTTCGCTCTCGGTCGAGGGCTGTGCAACGGCGACGGGTCCGAAGCCTTTCCTCGCCGGCCCGAAGAAGGTGATCTAGACTATGCCCGCCGCATGGCGAATGAATTGGCGGAGATTCCGACGGATACATTCAGCGAACTATGCGCGGCAATTAACAAAATTGGGATTGCGCCCCGCGAGGAAGTCATCGCAAAAAACTGAGAAAGGACCGCGAGGCCCTGTTTTTAAGACGGCTTGCCTTGTCGGTCAATCGCCTTGATTTTTGGAATCTGGAAGAAGAGCTAACACCTTACGAACTGATGGTGCATTATATCGCGCAGCAGATCGAACCGATTGGAGCCGAGCGCGATGACATAAGATCGGCGTTACATGCTTTGATTATGGTCCAGAGCATGGCGCATAGTAGCATATCTCCGGAGCAGATCAACAATACTATGGATGCGCTCACAAATTATCTCGGATTGCGCGAAGAACCGGAAGTGAGCGGAGAGCAGGCGGCGCGAATGTTTGGTGCGTTATGAGCGGCATCGGCGATTTGGTAGTGCATCTGGGGGTTAATTATGTCGCATTCCGGCAGGGGTTTGCGAATGCGCAAGGGATCGCCGCACGCGGATCGAAAAATATCGAGAAATCAATAACGCCGATTTCCGGGACAGCCCGTGCAATGAGCGGCGCAATATTGCCGCTAAAAGGCGCACTGGGCGGGCTGATGACTGTAGCGGGTCCGCTGGCGGGGGCATTGGCAGCGGCGTTCGGTGCTAGCTCCGCGGTTGCCGCAGCGAAGAAACAACGACAAGCGGCCCAAAAGCTAGAGGCCGTCCTACAGGCGACCGGCGGCGCGGCGGGCCTGACGGCGAAACAAATCGGTGAGTATGCCGGCGAATTGCAGAAAGCGACGAACTTTGGTGACGAAGTGGCGATTGGCGCAGCGGCAATACTCGCGACGTTCAGCAACATCCGAGGCGATAACTTCAAACGCGCGCTGGCTCTGACGCAGGACATGGCCACGGTGATGGGCACAGACCTGAACCATGCGGCCAAAAAACTTGGTCGGTCGCTGAAGAATGTCGATCCATCGGAGATAGGCGAAAAGCTGTCGGAATTGGAGCATCGTTTTGGTGGTGCGGCGGCGGCCGCAGCCGACCCATGGACACAACTCAAGAACATTATTGGCGATATGAGCGAGCAGATTGGCGGAATTCTGCTCCCATGGGTGGATATGCTGAGTACGAGCCTGATGGATGTTGCGTCGCAGGGGGTCGGTCTATTCGGGTCACTGAACTCAGCAAGTCAGGAATGGGCTGATGCCGGCATGATAGCATTTAAGACGCTCGGCGATGCGGCGTACCTGTGGTATTTGAGAGCCGAATTAGCGGTGGTCCAAATCGGAGCAGCATTGGATCATTTTTTTACGAAACAAGTGCCGGCATTTTTCAACTGGTTCACCAAAAACTGGAGGGACATTTTTTTCACTGCGGGCGATTATGCGCTGACGGTGCTCACGAACCTAGGAGAAAACATCCGCAACCTATGGAAGGCAGTATTGGATTTTATTGCCGGCCGCCCCGTGAAACTTGACTGGAAGCCGCTGACGGAAGGCGCTATCAATGCCATTAAACAAATGCCAGACATTCCGGCTCGTATCGAGAGCGAATTCGAGAAGAGGCTGAAAGACGACATTCGCGCGCAGGAGGAGTTCCTCGCTAAGGCGCAGATGAATCTGGCGGAGGAGCTTATTCAGAAGAGAGCCGAGAAAAATCAGAAAAAGGCGCCGCAGCCTTTTCTTCCCGGCGACCGCATGGCTGGTAAGGCCGGAAGCCGGGCAGATGCAACAGTCGCCGCGCTGCAAAAGGGGAGCGCCGAGGCGCTCTCTGCGATATTCAAGGCGATGAGTAGCGACACGGAGGACATCGGCGTAAAGCAATTGAAAGTGGAAGAGGAACAGGCCGATATGCTGGACGAGGCGGTTGCAATTTGGCGAGACATGCGCAGCAACGGTCTGGCTGTGTTTGGCGGGACGATTCCGGCATGATCGTCTATTTTCGCAATCTACCGGGCCGCGAAGCCGACTGGGGCAAGGGCAATGATCGCATCCTGCGCCGCAGCTGGTTGGCGCTGACAGATACGCGCTATACCTCGGAAGCGCTGGTGTTGGCCGAGGCCATTACTTTACACGGCGCGCCGATACCCTTTTTCTCCACTCATCCGGACGATGTCTTTTACCTCTGCAAGCGACTGAAGGCAAAGCAGGAAACCGATTCTCCGCTGCACTGGATCATTGATGCCGAGTATGATACGAAGCCGTGGGACGACGATGATGAGGACAAGCCCCCCTTGGACCGGCGCGCAAAAATCGAATGGTCCACAGTGAAATACCAAAAAGCGGTTGAGAAGGATCGTGACGGCGAGGCCATTCTGAATTCCGCTGGATTTTATTTCGACCCGCCGCCGCTAAAAGATGTCTCGCGATGGTCGGTGACGGTCTCCAAAAACCTGCCGGCTGTACCGACTTTTATCCTGAATCTGCCCGATAAGCTCAATGCGTTCACGTGGGTCATTCAAGGAATTCCCGTCGAGCCGAATGCGGCAAAGATCATGTCGGTGCATGTGTCTGATCTGCAGAAAGAGCAGGACCAGGAGTTCTATGTTTTTACGTATACGGTGGAATTCGATAGAGACCACTGGAAGGGTGTCTATCTGAATCAGGGTTTTTATGATGCGGACGGCGAGCGCATAAAGGACCAGTCTGATAAGCCGGTCGCATTTCCGTGGCCACTAGATGACAGCGGATTCAAGATCGACGATCCCAATCCGGACAACGCGACGTTCTCGGAGTACAACATTTACGAGGAAATAGACTTCAGTATTTTGCCAGTCGATTAGGAGGAGGTGTTATGCCGGACGGATTACTGACGATTAACGCTGGGTCTATACACGACAGGCACATCTCATCGTCGGCCGGCATCGGAACGGATAAGATGAAGCATATCCATTCCGTGACGGCAAATTTCGGCCTGGAGTACAACGCCACCCCTGTAGCCAAGGTATTCGTGTTATATCAGGCGCAAGCAATCGGAACACTGCGCGCGTTTTATGCGGGCCTCTATGATTCCGGGACATCGACATCGGTAACATTCGATCTCCGCAAAAACGGCGTGTCGGTGCTATCATCGGCAGTTGCCGTCGTGCATGGGGACGGTGATCGCGCTCGCATTGCCGGGACAATCACCAGCGCCTCTTTCGCGGCCGGCGATGTCTTCACGGTGCATCTGGCAGCCACCGCGACGACCGGCGCTCAGGGGCCGTATTGCACGGCAGTATTCGAGGAAAATAGCGTACCATGACGGATCGCCGCGTCATTGGATTTGCCAACGAGGCGGACTTCCGCCGCATGGCGCGGATGGTGCAATATGTCGAAAAGGGAGCGCTGGAGCATCCCTTTTTTCGGATGCAGCGGCCCGTTGATGACCCGGAATCGACATTCGCGCTCCCGGACGGCGATTGCTCCTGCTGTCCGGATTGTTTCTGCTATCCGCGAGACCCGGTGACCGCGTGCAATGCGATCCCATGCCTCTATAGGACTTATCGCATTGCAGGCAAGATGCCGTTTGCCGGTGAGGTCTCGCTGGCATGGTTGTCCGGCTGCACATTTCAGTCGGACGATTTTCCAGTCACAATTTGTAATGTCGATTATGATACGTTCCGATGGACGCTCACCATTGGCGACGGAACGTGCGGATCAGTTTTGGAACTCGTTAAGACCGGTACGGCCACAATCAATATTCCGCTCAAATACAAGAGCGCGCACTGCAAGTGGAACCCGATCTGCGGGAACGAAATGGTGTGGGTGTTTGATTGCAACATGCCATCGGATATTGCGCATTTGTTCCACCAGAAGGTCTGCATCTATCCTGAGGGACCGCGATGCAAAAAGTGTCCCGATGTCATCACTTCATGCTGCGCCGCTGGATTCTCGCAGCAGCTATTGTGGACGTTCGATGCACATGGTTTTGGATATTCTTGCCCTGCGATTGATGGTCAGACGGCGGTCTTGACATTTAATCGCGCGTACGACAGCGGCGGCGGCAACATTTGCTACGAATGGGTCGGGACGACCGGAGATGTGGGATCAGGCTGCGGCGTCTTGACCGTCAAGGCGACCATTTGTTTGGGCTGTGCCTGGTTCGTGGATATCTACAACCAGACGGGAAGCCTGTGCTTGCATATCGGGTCGGACTTTGCTCCAGCATCGTGCCCGATGGTCATGGAAACATTTACGCCAACATCGAGCAATAATAATTTCGGAGTCTACTGGGTTACCGGTGATTGTTCGTGTTGTCCGACAGCAGGCCAGCCGCTCGTTGGTGGTACATTGCAGCCGTTATAATGACTCAACGTTTTTCCTGTTCGCAAATCTGGCGCATTGCGGCAAAGCCGTCATCGCGGCCGGCGCCATATCCGGCATGATATCCTCGCTCGTAATCTGGAGTCGCAATCGTCGGCGTCATCACCCCGGCCGTGATAGCCGCTCCGAAGGCAGCCCCAAGCATGACCCATAACCACGGCGGAACCCTGTCGTTAACATTCTCAGTCATGATATCCTCGCTTTCAACGCTAATCCTAACCCCGCTCTGATTCGGTGGCAAGCAAAATGTTCCCACTTTGTCATCAGTCCGGCGCAATCAGCGAATGCGGCAAGCGCATGTGCCGCCTGAATGACGACCGGCGATGGGTCACGCTGGACACCTGCTTGGCATGTCCGTATGCCGTCGCAATCGCCGATGCAGACCTCGTGCCGATTTGCTCGCCGCCGTTGGTGGAGTCGCAATACTGCCGCCATCGCGGACCAGTAATCAGGACGCTCCCGTGCGAACTCTGCGGCGCAACCGTGGCCAAAGGACAACAAGTCCCTGTCTATCACTGTGCGCTGCATGGCGAGTGCGCCACGATCCGGTTCCGCCAACTCGGCCAACCTCGCATCTGTGGGACGTGCGAAGATTTCTGCGATGTCAGACGCGCGCAGTTCCCGGACCTCACCGGCCCGGCGAACCTGATGATGTGCATATATCCGCGCGCGGAGGCGCGAGAAATCTGGAAGGCGCAGCAGGAGCGTATCCGGATGGCCATCGGCACATTCGACGGTCTTAAGCTGTGCGCTGTCGCGTATGATGACACGACGGCCGAAGAAGAGATCGACGAATCGCTGTGGGATGAGGTAGTGCGCATCCCGAATGATCCCGCGCAATGGGAGTTGCCCGGCTGGCGTTGGGCGATGACCAGGCTGAAGGAGCAGCCCGGATTCACCGTCCGACTGCACGCGAAAGGGGTCGTGCGCGGCATCTGCGAGCAGCATACGAAACGATGGTGGGAGCTAGGGTATGATGCGCTGCTCGACGTAGAGGCGGTGCGCGAAAGCCTAAAAACGTCAGTCATCACCGGCGCGTTTCGCCGGAATGACGCCACGGCTGCAATGGAGTGGCACTATACCGGATCGTTTTACGCGTTTCGCAACGCCGAGGTGTTTGCGCGAAACTGGGAACCGGAATGGCATGGACCGGCCGATCATTACGTCGAGGCATGGCCGTCTCTAATAGCCGAGAAGTCGCGTGCCAACTGCCTAGCATTCGACGGCGTCGGGAACCTATACGATCACCGCGCATGGCGACAGACCTCGGCAAAAGCCCCCCCTGTGGTCCGCCCCATAGCGCCGGTTGCTGTTTGTGCAATATCTCACAACTACGGCCACTATTTGGCGGAATGTGTGCGATCTGTCGAACAGTCCACTGTGCGGCCGGCCGAAATCATAATTGTCGATGATGCCTCAGACGATAACACTGAGGAAGTCGGCAAGTCGATGGGCTATCCTTATATCCGGCACGACGCGCGCAACGTCCACGAATCTCGGAAGTTGGGCTATCAAAACACGACAGCAAAATATCTTTGTTTTCTGGATGCTGACGACAAGCTGCTGCCAGACTATCTGGCCAACGCCGTGAATATCATGGAGGCCGACGGATCAATCGGAATCGTCTTTTCAGACCTCCAGGAGTTCGGCGATTCCCGCGAACTGCGGCGACACGATCCCGGCGCGGAAATCGAGAGAGCCAATAACTACCACGCCGGAAGCGTGGTGCGCCGCGCGGCATTGGAGTCGTCCGGCGCATTGCGCGATCAGTTTGCGGCTGGCCAGTCCTGGCTCGATTGGATCGTGTGGCGACAAGTCGTGCGCGCCGGCTGGAAGACGGCGAAGAATCCAACGCCGTATCTTTATCGGCGGCACAGCCGGTCCATGAGCGTGGCCAATCGCGGTTGCGCCTATTGGGACTATGCGCAGCTAGCGCGCGAACACGTCGCAATCATCATTCCGCTGTCCGGCAGGCCGAACTCGGTAAAACGCCTTATCGGATGGCTACGCGGTCAGACATGGCCGCATGAGCAATGCCGATTGTTGCTGGCGGACACCGTGGCGGGGGGCCGCCTGGGTTGGCAGATCGCACAATGGATCAGCGCGGACTACCCGAACATCCGCGTCCAATCTCTGCCGATTGGTCGCCCCGGATTGGCGGATGATGACCGTGTGCGATGCAGCCGCGAGGTGCAATCCGCAATGGCGGAGCTATATGCGAAACTGCGCATGATGACGGACACCGAATACAACCTGATCATCGAAGATGACGTTCTACCGCCGTGCGACGCCATCGAAAAATTATTGCGGGGAATGGATCACTCGGTCGCGGCAGTAACCGGTGTTGGCTGGAGTCGCTTCGCGCAATGGTATGTCGCATGGATTCGCGATGGACTGCGGCATTTGACGACGCTCGGCAAGGGCATTGAGACCATCGACGGCTGTTGGTTCGGTTGTACGTTGATTCGCCGATCCGCGCTGCTTGCCGCGCCGATGACGACGGACGGCCGTAGCGGAAATTTCGATTATGCGTTTTTCGACTGGCTGGCCGCGCATAGCTGGGAGTGCCGCATCAATTGGGACGTGCTCTGCGACCACGCGGGATTGATGGCGGACGAGCCGTGGCGACCGAGACAATAATAGTGACCGAATCGAGCGCCCAACTCCCCTGGGGATGGCTGCTGCTGTTCGGCCTCGCCTGCGCGAGTGCCGGATATCTCCTGGGGCAGGCGGACAAAATCCGGATAGAGCGAAATCGGGAAATCATGGAGGAGAGTAAGTGAAGCCCCTCATCTATCTCATCGGACCCTATCGGCGACCAGAACCAGTTGCCAACGTCAATCGCGCCGTCAGGATCGGCCAGCAAATTCGGGACACACTGGACGTTGCTGTAATCATCCCGCACTGGAGTATGCTTGAGCATCTAATTTGCCCTCGCGACGATCAGTATTGGCTCGATACGACAATGGACCTACTGCGGCATTGCGACGCAGCCTACCGACTCGACGGGTTTTCGCTCGGCGGCGATGCGGAAGAAGAGGAATGCGGCCGCCTGGGTCTCCAGGTTTTTCGGTCGATGTCATCGCTCGCCTGTTGGGTCGAACAGTGGAGAGGAAGACATGCCACGGCCCGATAACTGGAATTGGATGACGCACCGTGAGCAAAGGGAATGGCTGGGTCGTCACGAGGCGCAACCTCACCAGCCGCCAGACGCAGCGCAGCCTGACAACTCATCCGCTATGTTGTCCGACTGCACAATCCACGGAGCATCGAATAACCCGAAAGATATCGCAGCGCGGGCGAAATGTCCGCTACAGCTGATTCCGCCGACGGCGGAAACGGAAATCGCCTGGGTACTGCACTCCGGCGCAATGAAGTACGGACCGTGGAATTGGAGGCGGGACCGCATCGAACTCTCCAATTATCTTGGTGCGATGCGGAGGCACATTGCGAGAATCCTGGACGGAGAGGATGTCGATGCCGAGTCGGGGCGATTGCATCTGGCGCATGTGGCCGCAACGGCAATCATAATGATTGATGCGCTGGCGCATGATTGCGTAATCGACGACCGGCCATAATGTCCGGCGATGACGAGGAGAGACGATGCAGAGAATGCCAAAACGGCCACGGCGGAACCAGCGTTTCTGGAAGAATGTCAGACTCGCAATGGAGCGATTTCCGGCAGCATTCCCCGTGACCGTGATTGTCGGATTCCTACCCGCCAGGCTTCGCCCCGCTTGGGCCGCGTGCGACAAGATTGGCTCTCGCTTCTTCGTTTGGCTCTTCGAGCCGGACATCGACATACCTCCTATTGAGCCGGACACGCAGAACGGCCGTGAAACATGGCTGTGGGATGCCTTTCTCCATGAATACGCCCACATTCTCGATTGGTCGCATCTACGAGATAAACACGACCAACCATATGCCCAGTGGCACTCGGCGACATGGGGCGTCTGGTATGCGAAGCTCTATCAGAGTTTGACCGATGATCCGTAATTTCGTGGATGGTACGGAAGGTGGCTAACCAATATACCGGACCAGGGCGGGCCGCCGCTGTGGCGCGGGAGTTCTGCGCGCGAATGGCCGACGTACCGACGCGCACTATCGCGCGGGCGCTCCACAAGCAGCACCCCAAGCTCTTCTTGAGCGTCGAGAAAGCCCGCAATGCAGTGCGAGACATTCGCGGCAATCGCGGCGAGACCAAGCGCAGGACGGCGAGAGACAAGTCTCTGTTTCGGCCGAACGGCAAGGCGGGCGCAGTCCTAATGCCAGAGCCGGTATTGGAATCGTGGGAGCCATTGTGTATTGATGGCCCGGCGCGCGTCGGCGTGCTGTCAGATATCCACGTGCCGTACCACGACAAATCCGCCCTGGAAACCGCAGTGACGGAGTGCAAGCGCCATCGGTGCGACGTGGTCATTCTGAATGGCGACACAATTGATTTTTATGGTATCAGTCGATTCGAAAAAGACCCGGAACGGCGCACGCCGACTCAAGAGATTCGCGACGCCGTACAACTCATGCGATGGATTCAGCAGCAGCTCCCGAAGGCGCGGATGATCTGGAAGGACGGCAATCACGATGAACGCCTCTCCAAATTCGTGCTCCACAATGCGCCGGTGCTCTGGTCGCTGCAGCAGGTGCGGCTGCCCAACGTTCTGGGATGGGAAATGGCGGAGCAAACGGGGCGCGAATCGACGAAGCTGGAGCGCTATGGATGGGAGTACGTCACCGACAAGCGCCCCATAATGGCCGGCAAACTGCCGATCTTGCACGGCCACGAACTGCCGGGCGGAGGCTCATCGGCGGTAAATCCATCGCGCGGCGCATATCTCAGGACCGCGCATACCGTGCTGATCGGTCATCAGCATCGGACGTCGCAGCACACTGAGCCGGATATGTTCCACGAGGAGGTGGCGTGCTTTTCCACCGGCGCACTGTGCGGACTTTATCCGGCGTTCGCGCGGATCAATAAATGGAACCACGGTTTCGCGCTGGTCGATGTCGCCGCCGACCAGGAATTCGACGTGAGAAATTTGCGTATCGCCGAAGGAAAAATCCGCGCGTCATGAATTGATTGGAAGAGATCATGATCCGCAAAACCAACAATCGTCGTCTGCCGCGTCCTGAGGCGTATATGCCGACTCCAGAGGAAATCGCTGCGATGGCGGCCACGATTCGCGCCGAATGGGATATGCTCTATCCGTGGCGCTGGCGAGAGCAACCGATGGCAGTGCAGCCGATACGGCTCCATCGCGCCCACGACCCGATCACAGACGAGCGGGACTAAATTCCAGGGCGCATTCAGCCCGCAACCAAGCCAAAAACATAATGCGGGAATAGACGTATTGTATTAACAGGCAAGGAGTTTCGCCATTCTTAAAAACCAAGTGTCCAGCGAGTCGCCGAGCGCGGGCGGAGAGTCGCTGGCGGGCCGTTTCGGCCTGTGAGGCTCGAAGAATGCGGCTCTTTTCCGCTCGTTCTGGATTTTTTTCTTGACTTTCGCATTACAACGCTGATAATCGCTGCATCATGAGCAAACGAAAAATGTTCTTTGTCTCGGACGTCGCCTCTGAGTTAGGCCTCACGGTTGGCCGCATCAATCAAATCTGTCGCAAATTCTCGATTGGCGAATTGATTCGGCCCAACCTGAGAGTGCTGTCGGCGAGAGACGTAGATCAAATCCAGAAAATCATCGCATCGTACCATCCAGGGCGGGAACAAAAAAAATCTGAAAATCGCGCTTGACGCGATTATCACTGTTGATAGGATGTCGCAACGCGGGTTGAGTCCGGTCAGTTGGTTCTTTTGGTGCAGGACGCATCACTTCTCCGGCCTTCTGCCGGCGCGGTGACGCAGGACGTAACATATCGCAATCTGGCATAGTGGCAGGATGCCGTCGTGCCCACGGATGGGCACTCTCGTTCGTGATTGGGGAGGCGAGATATGCTTACGACCGTTTTGTATCTCGTCGCTGCATTCCTGGTGTGTCTCGTAGCTGGGCAGTTGGCAGGGTGAAGAACGATGAAGACAGATGGGGTGCACTGTGCACGCAATCCGATTTTTAATTCTCGCCGATTTGCCGCGTGTCGTTGAAATTGAGCGGGCCACGTGCTCGGACCCGTGGAGCATCGACGATTTTGATCGTGCATTTCGACGCTTGCGCTATATCGGGATTGTAGCCGAATTTTCCGGCTCGGTAGCGGGATTCGCCGTCTTCCGAGGCGACGCGCCGTTGCAAGTCGAGAATGTCGCCGTGGCGCCATCACTGCGGCGGCAAGGGATCGGACGCGCGCTGCTGGAATGGATACAGTCGCAGAGGCGAGACATCATTGCCGACGTCTCCGAGCGGAATCTGATTGCGCAGCTGTTCCTGCGGTCGTGCGGATTCCGTGCGATGCGGGTCATTCGTGATTTTTACCGCGACGGTGCGGATGCTTACCAATTCGAGTTTCACAGGGGAGGCGCTACGGCGCGGACTCCTATCACGGAATGCGCGGCGAATTGATGAGCGGACCATCGCTCGCCAGTGTGTTGCTGGCGAGAGTACCGGCCCCCGGCCCGGTAGTTGTCCTGATCCGGGCCGGGGGTTTTGAAAACGAGGATGACAGCAACAAGGAAGTGAAGATGCTCGTGCTTAGCAGGAGGCCAGGCGAAGCGATTGTCATTGGTGAAAAATTAGGGGCGGTTAGCAGCGGCAGGAGTATTCGCATCGTCATCAAAATTGTGGCAGTTTCCAGGGGAGGCGTGCGCAAGAGCGGAAAGGTCAGGCTCGCCATCGACGCGCCGAAGGAGATGTCCATCGTCCGCGAGGAATGCGGCGACGGTCGCAGCAAGGGTGAAATAATCACGGGCGGTTAGTGTGTGTGCTGGGCGGAACGAGAATGCGAAATAAACGGGAGCGTGCGAAGGGGCCGACCTGCCGGCCCAAGGCGAGAATAGCTGGGGACTCCGAGAGCCTTGTAGCGCTCGCCGAATCTGCCCACCCTCGGCTCGGTTCGCCGGGCCGAGGGTTTTTGGAACTCGATCCGCGAGAGGTCGGCGGAAATGTGGAGAAAACCGAGGCCAAAAATGGAACCGTTCGCAACGCGGCGCGCAAGCGGAAGGCCAGTGCGGGCTTGCACGGCTAAGGGTCGCAATGGGTGAAAAATTATGGGCAGTTAGCAGGGTCATCGTCTTTTGGCGCCACCATGCGCGCCAACTCGTCGCAATGGGTGAAAAATTATGGGCAGTTAGCAGGGTCCCTCGCCAGGGCCTCGGCCGCCTGGTTGTTGACGTCGCAATGGGTGAAAAATTATGGGCAGTTAGCAGGGCGGGGATCAATGACGGGAATCGACGCCAACGCCTTGTCGCAATGAGTGAAAAATTATGGGCAGTTAGCAGGGTGGCGCGGGGCAGCAAGGGGGAACAATCATGGGCAATGTGAAGGCGGGGCAGTTAGCAGGGGTGAGAGTTGTCACGCTCGAAATCTCCGGGCTGACGAAGGATGACATCGCACGATGGCGTGCGCTGATGGACGACTGTCGCGGCATCGTCAACTGCACCTGGCAGACTTGGCTCGTGTGGCACGTGCAGAACGGCACGCGGGCAAAGCTGCAAGCATATCTTGCGGAGGCCAAGGCATGGCACGAAGGCGGGAAGCAGGGCAAGAAACCGGAATGGCCGGTGAAAGCCGTGACGCCGGAGTGCGCGAAGCTAACGTATGACGAGGTCAGCGCCGCGTTCCCGTATATCGAGACGACGGCCCGCGAATTGTGCCGGAATGCGGTGATCCAAAAGATCAACAACACGAAGGCGGCGCACGGATCGCTTTCCGGTTGGGTTGCGATTTTATTGCATCGTCAGTCCCTGCCATCCACCGTGCGCAGCGTGCCGATTCCATTCAGCAAGCGGAACGCGATCATCGAACCGCCGGACCCTGCAGACGAAAACGGTTGCTGGAAACTGCACGTCAAGGTGACACGGCGCCCTCGGCCCGGCAAGAAAGCCGGCGAGACCGTAACCGACACAGTGAAGCTGTGGAGCAAAGGTCGCAAGGCCGCGTCGGCGGTGGCAACGCTGAAGAAGATTGCGGCCGGCGTCTATGAATTCTGCGGCTCACAAATTATCTACAAAGAATCCCGCCGCAAGTGGTTCGCTGCGATCTGCTATCGCGCGTCAATCGAGCCGCCGAAAAAACTCGACAAGGAGCAGGTCGCGTATCTGCGCCCCGCGCCAATGTCCGCTACTTGGCCTCACCCGTGGCGATTGCGCGTCCCCGGCGCGAATCGCGCTCCGGGAGGATGCGGCGACTGGATTGCCTCAGTCCGCCGACGGATTTTCGCGGAGCGTCGCAGCCGGCAAAATAGCTATCGTTATGCGGGGTCGGCGAACAAGGGGCATGGCCGAGAGCGCGCCTTGCGACCGATCTGGCGATTGCAAAATCGCTGGAAGGACTCTGTGAAAACATACAACTATACGGTCGCGAAGGACGTGGTCGATCAGTGCGTGGCGCGCGGCATAGGCCGGCTCGTGTATTTCCAGCCGGGCGACAGAGTGCGGGACTCTCGATTCTTGACGGTGAGCGGATGCGGCGAGGGCGATCACTGGGCCGGCTGGGACTACTACCAGATCGGCAAGCGATTGGCGGACCTGTGCCAGGCGCAGGGGATCGACTTTGTCTGGCGCAAGCCATCCGAGCATCCGCGAGAGGTCGGCGGAAATGTGGAGAAAACCGAGGCCAAAAATGGAACCGTTCGCAACGCGGCGCGCAAGCGGAAGGCCAGTGCGGGCTTGCACGGCTAAGGGTCGCAATGGGTGAAAAATTATGGGCAGTTAGCAGGAGCGAACCCATCGCCCGATAGACGGCCTTCCCGCCGTCGCAATGGGTGAAAAATTATGGGCAGTTAGCAGGGGCAATGGCAGCGAATGCGAGGTCGTCCAGTTCCGGCGTCGCAATGGGTGAAAAATTATGGGCAGTTAGCAGGGCGAGTGATGCAGGCGGACCTGGACCTATTTCTGGGCGTCGCAATGGGTGAAAAATTATGGGCAGTTAGCAGGGGGAAAACGGCCAAAAAAATTTTTTGGTTAGGTCGCGTCGCAATGGGTGAAAAATTATGGGCAGTTAGCAGGGCTCGGCTCGTGGATGGCGGCGGGCGGTACGTCGCGTCGCAATGGGTGAAAAATTATGGGCAGTTAGCAGGGTGCATATGGTCATAGGTCGATATCTCCGGCCGTCGGGTCGCAATGGGTGAAAAATTATGGGCAGTTAGCAGGGTCGCGCTGACGGCGTTTCTGTTGTTTTGCGGACTTGTCGCAATGGGTGAAAAATTATGGGCAGTTAGCAGGGAAGAGGCGTCGGTTGCGCGTCCCCAACTGCGTCGGGTCGCAATGGGTGAAAAATTATGGGCAGTTAGCAGGGCGACATAGACCGCGCGATACGCCGGCACGGCGAGTCGCAATGGGTGAAAAATTATGGGCAGTTAGCAGGAGGGCCAAGGCACGCTGCCGGGCCGGAAGCGACGTCGCAATGGGTGAAAAATTATGGGCAATTAGCAGGGATTTATCCGAGATCACGGCCTTTCAGTGCTGGGCATGTCGCAATGGGTGAAAAATTATTGGCAGTTAGCATGGTGGGCAGTGCACAGGGGCGGGAGGCGCTAGCCGCGTGCCGCTTATGCCAGCGACCCATCGTGCAGAAAAACGGACGACCGATCTACTGTCGCGAGTGCGGCCGTCCGCGACTCATTCAGTTCTCGCGACGCCTAGAAAAGGAATTCCAAAATGACGACAATGACGGTCTCGACAAAAACGAAATCCGCCGCCGCATCCTGGAAGAGGCTGCTCACCGAAGCCGAGACGCTGCGGGGGAAATCGGGCCTGGCCGCGCATCGACGCGCCAGGATTCTCTGCACGCTCTACGATGATGCCGATTTTCTGGCCGAGCGGTGCGGCAATGACCGCGATGCCATGATCGAGGTCCTCGATGAACTCACGGAAGACCTCGCACTGAGCTTCGCCGAACTGCGCGCCATGCTAGTCCATTTCCCGCACAACAAGGACTGGGCTGACGGCAGACTCACAACACTCTATAGGCGCACCCTCGCCGCCGCAAAGGAAGCGCGGCAGGAAGCGGCCGACGAATGTCCGAGACCCAGCCGGCGGCGCGTGACGATTGCGGAATACGACAGATTGGCCGGCGAAAAGCAGGATGTTGAGGCGCGCCTGCGGTATACCGACGAACGTCTGCAAGAGGCCGCACAACGGATCGAAAAGCTCGCAAGTGAAGTTGACAAGCTGACGATTGAAAACGCCGAGTTGCGCGGGCGTATCGCCGAACTCCAGGCCCTAATTACCCGAATGTCGGGATCGCCGAACTCTAGCAAGGGGTAAATGATCATGGACAGTGTGAAGGAGGGAGCACAGGTAACAGTGCTGCCGGACTACCGCCGCGAAATTGTAAGCGGCCTCATCGCAATCTGCCGTATCGACGCCGTGCGACGTGCCGACGGCCAATGGTCGCTCCTTAGACTGGTGCTGATCCACATGCGCATCACCATCGGAGACCTGGATATCTCCGCCACGACCGTAGACCCGAATGATCTGCTGAGTATTGCGGCGTGGCTGAAATACCAATTCCTGCAGCGAATCGAGGATCGGACGACCTATGTGTACGACACCGATCTCATCGCGGCCCTGGACGCCCAGGAGGCCAAAGACCAAGCCGCTGGTGTTGTGCGGAGACCGCACTAATGGACGATGACTTTCCGGGCGAAGACGACCGACTGCTATATGAGGTGATGGAACAGGAGAGAGACCATGAAGACAAGCGAACAAATCAACGAACTCGCAACGGCGCTCGCGAAAGCACAGGGGCAGATTCACGGCGCACCAAAGGAATCAGCGAACCCGTTTTTTAACAGCCGGTATGCCGACCTGGCCTCAGTGTGGGCCGCGTGCCGACAGGCGTTGAGTTCTAACGGACTCTCAGTCGTACAGATTCCGAGGATTGAATTTCTCGGAGAGCCGGAATTCCGCACGCTCAAAACTCGCAATGGCGACGAGAGGCTTGAGGTCCAGGCCGTCACGAAAATTGCGGTCATCACTCGGCTATTGCATGTGTCCGGCCAATGGGTCGAGTCCGAGCTGCAGTGCATGGTCCCGAAGGGCGATCCGCAATCCATCGGCTCGGCAATCACGTATCTGCGGCGCTATTCACTCGCCCCGCTCGTGGGTGTCGTCGCAGAGGAAGACGACGACGGCAACGCCGCAAGCCAAGCGACGCTGAACGGCGGGGCCACAGCAAGAGCCGTCACGCCGCAAATGCCCCCAGAGCAGAAAGCATTCAATCAATGGATTGCGCCATTCATCGATAGCAGAAAGATCACGCGCGATGAAGTGCGCGGCATCCTGGAAGCGCACCAGCACGACTATGCGGCGACACGGGTTGAGATCACAAAACAATTGAAGGGCCGGGAACAGTCAGGAGCGTCTAGCAATGGGTGAAAAATCATGGGCGTGCCGCAACACCCTGGTCGCGTTCAGACGCGGCAACAAATCATGGCGGAATGCACAACATCTAAAGTAACAGGACTGACGGTGGAGCAGGATGCACATTACAGACGTAATCATCGACCCGGAATTTGCAAATTTTTTACCGCCAATCTCGGCCGAAGAACTCGCGGCGTTGCGGGCCAGCGTTGAGGCGCACGGATTCACCGATCCGATCATCGTCTGGATGCACCACGGCGAACTCGTGGACGGATTCCACCGCTACCGTCTTTGGCGCGATCTCGGTTGGTCCGCTGACAGAGCACCGGATATTGTCGAGCGCAAATTTCCGGACAGGGCGGCGGTGATGTCGTGGATGTTCGAGCGCCAGGCGGCCCGGCGAAACTGGACGCCAGCCCAAAAGGCGGCCGTTGGGCTGAAAATGAAGCCCGCGATTGAACAGCGGGCAAAGGCGAACCAAAAAGCGGGCGGCGGGACAAAAAACCCCGAAAAACAAGGGGAAAAAGCGCTTTTGCTACATGTAGCAAAAGCGCGTAGCCCCGTTCACACGCGCGACGAAATCGCCAAAGCGGCCGGGGTGTCGTCTGAGACCGTGCGCAAAACGGAGGTAGTTCTGAACGAGGGCGCTCCCGAAGTGAAGCAGGCATTGCTCTCCGGTCAGATGTCGGCTCGTCAGGCGTTTTCGCAGACGCGAGCAGTGTCACGCGGTACGACAGCGGGTCCGTCGGAGATCGAGGATGGGCCGGACCGGACCAATCCGGAATCCGAAAAGCAAATCGCTCATGCGGCGCGGCTGCTGGCCAGACTGTTTGCCGATTTCGGCCGCGTGCACAACGCCCTTGGCCCGCTCGTCTGTGCCTTTGATGCGATCAAAGCCGCCGATCCGAAATTCGGAAACCGACATCGGGCGTTGCTCGGTCATCATAAGCGACTATTCGACGCAATGTCCGATGCGAAAGAGGCCTTGGATGCGCTGAAGGCCGCCTGGGTGCGCAAATAGCAAGAGCTAAAAAATTGTGGGCAGTCAGCAGGTGGGTGAGAAGATGAACGACTGGAACCACCAAATCGTCGCTGTCGCAGAATCCATTCGCCGCATTGAGGCCGGCGAACGACGCTTCTGCATCACGTCGCCCACAGGAGGGGGCAAATCGAGGATTATCCTACGACTCTGCGAGTGGGCTGTGGCGCGCGGCTGGAATGTCGCGGTGTTCACCAATCGGCGATTGCTGACGGCGCAGCTCTCTCGCGGCCTGTCGGATGACGGTATCCATCTGGGTGTCCGCGCCGCAGACTTCGAGTCGTGGAGCGACCCGTTCGCCCCAGTCCAAATCTGCTCCGTGCCGACGGAGGATGCGCGCGTGCTCAAGAAGCGCATCGCGGCCATGCTCCGCTGCCGAACAGAAGAGGAGGCGGAGCGGGATCATCAGTTGTTTCCGGCGCAATTGGTCATCGTCGATGAGGTCCATATGAATTGCGGCACGCGCACTGTCGCGATTCTCGACGAATACCGCGAGAAGCATGACGCCGTTGTCATTGGCGTCACGGCCACGCCCCTCGGAGTCTCGCACGTCTGCGACAGCTTGATTGTGGCAGGCAATATGACGGAACTCCGCGCATGCGGCGCATTAGTGGCGGCGCGATGTTACGAGCCGGCCGTGATTGATCTGCCGAAGATCAAGCGGACCAAGAGCTACGTGTTTTTTCAGTCGCAGCGTCAGGCTGATGAAGCGATCAAGACGATCTGGACGCAGCATATCGTGGGGCATATCTGGACCCAGTGGAAAGCGCTGAACCCGGATGCGAGGCCGTCCCTCGGCATGGCTCCTGGGGTCAAGGAGTCGTTGGGCCTCGCAATGGAGTTCTGGCGAAATGGCGTCAATGCGGCCCATATCGACGCCGAGGGAGTCTATGTCGATGGCGACTACCGCAAGACCAACGATCCGGAGGTGCGCAACGAAATCTTCCAGCGCTCCAAGAGCGGCGAAGTCCCCATCATTTTCAATCGCTTCGTGCTCCGTGAAGCGATTGACCTGCCGTGGCTGCAACATCTCGTCCTGTGCACGCCGATTGCGAGCGTGCTGAGCTATGTCCAGACGGTCGGTCGCGTACTCCGCGCGTTTCCGGGCAAGGAGTTCGCACTGATCACCGATCATGCGAATAGTATCCGCGCGCACGGCTCGCCCAATATGGATCGAGACCGCGAATGGCGTCAGTATTTCTTCGAGGATGAGGCGAAGATGACCCGCGACCGACAGGAGGCCCTGCGCGATCCGGTGTCGAAGGAGCCTGAGCCGATTACGTGCCCGCAATGCGCGATGATTCGCCGGAGCGGGGCTGTCTGCCCCGGCTGCGGATATACCGGCGCGGCCTCGATCCGGTATATCATCCAGAGATCGGGCGATCTCGTGCCGACGCCGGGAGACGTGTTCCCTCGCCGCAAAACGAAGATGACGTCGGACACTCTCTCTCAGTGGATCAAAATCTACCATCAGATGCGCAACGCGAAAAAACCAAAATCGTTCCGACAGGCTCTTGCATATTTCAAGCATCTCCATCATTATGAGCCGCCGCACGACTTGCCGCTCATGCCGAAGGAGCGTCGCGACTTCACACGCAAAATCCGGGACGTGCCCTTCCGGGATTTGATTCCGCGAGAGGATCAGTATCAGACCCAAGGAGAGTTCAAGACAGACAAGACGCTTGCACTGACATAGCGCGAAAGCGCAAACGGTTAAACGGTCATGCTACCGACTGCCGAGGCGAGAGCACAGCGACAAAGGCATGACGACCAAAATCTGAAACTCCGGTTCGGAAACAACGGTCCTTGCGGCAAGCGTGTCGGCGCGCCGCTCGCGACCAGGGCCGGGGCAGTCGTGCCGGCGACCTGGTCGTTGGCACGGAGATGAGTCAGATGAGGTGGGGACTCCCGCGTAACAACCGGGGTGGAGGCAGCCGAGAAATGTGGTGGTGGGTAGGGGCAACTGCGCGCCAATTGCACGAGTTGCTTGCCAGAGGCTCAGCAGGAGACACGGATGTCAACAGACGAAGGATTGGTGACGGTTGCTCTGTCGGCGAAGGAAGCCGCGTTACGATACATCTTCGGCTTTGGGATTAGTTGCTTACCACTTTGTGTGGGGCACAAGACGCCGAGTATCACCTCGTGGAAAGAGTATCAGTTGCGGCGTCCGACAGCGATGGAGGTCATGGGGTGGCCGGATGGTAATATCGGGATCGTCACCGGATCGATCAGCGGACTGATCGTCGTGGATTGCGAGTCGGTGCAGGATGCGACGTGGTTCTGGGATCAGCGCGGGCAGACGCCCACCATCGTGGAGACGCCTCGCGGCATCCATTTTTATTTTCGCCATCCGGGCGAATATGTGGGCAATGCCCAGCGCGTGAAGGATGAGAGCGGACAGCCGCGATACGACATTCGCGGCGATGGAGGCTATGTCGTTGCGCCGCCCAGTCGTGTGGAGCGACAGGAGGGCGTGAAGGTGAGCGGCGAGTACCGATGGAGACGGGGCAAAGAGTTAGTCCGCATCGACTCGCTTCCGGTGTTTAATCTGGAGTGGCGACCGGCGCACCAGACGGTTGCCTTTGCGTCGCGGCGCATCACGGATGGTGTGAAATATATCGCGCAGATTCGGGCAATCAGCGGCCAGGGGGGGCACAATGCCACGTTCCGCGCGGCCCACTGCTTACGCGATGCGGGGATGAGGGAAGCGGAAGCATTGGCCGCGCTGATCGAATGGAATGTGACGAATGCCGAACCGCCATGGTCGCTGGCGGAGCTGCTGCACAAGATCAAGGACGCTTTTTCGGGAGAATCATAATGGCCTCATTCAACCAGGTTGTTGTTGCCGGGACACTGGGCAGCAATGTCGTATTGAGATATACGCCCTCCGGGACGGCGGTGTGCGATCTGAACCTGGCCGTTACGCGCAAGTGGTTCGACAAGCAGTCGCAGCAAAAGCGAGATGAGACGACGTGGGTGACGGTGACGCTTTGGGGTCGCACGGCGGAAATCGCGGCGCAGTATCTCTCGAAGGGGAAGTCCGTGCTGATCGGGGGACGACTCCAGGAGTCTGTGTGGGCCGACAAAAAAACCGGGGAGAAGCGCCGAATGCTCAAGGTGGTTGGTGAGACGCTGCAACTACTCGGCAGTCGCGGAGCAGAAGATCAGCGTCCGCCGAACGACAATTACGGCGAAGAATCGCAAGTGGAGTCGCCCCGGTTTCCCAGCGATCCGCCGGCAAAGGAGATTCCGTTCTGATGCAGCGGACGAATTCGCGCAAACACGAAAACCTGAGGTTGCGATACGCATATCGCGATGAGAATCCGGAATGCGAACTATCGAAGTGGATGGCACGCCATTACCGTGCAGGACTCACGGAACGAGAACTGACAGACGAGTCGGCGGACGTGCATCATATCTTCAGCATGGGGAGTCGGCCGGACCTGTGGACGAACCTGATCACACTATCGCGGCCGATCCATGCGTGGTGTCATCGCTGCCCGGTAGAGGGGCGGATCGTGGCCTTGCATCGGAAGCTGATGAAAAAGGAATTGGATTTGAAGGAATTTCGCCGGGCGTCGGGGATGAGGCTGGAGGGCTGGCTGCTTTCGCACGAGACGGCGGTTGCGCCGTTGCGTCCGCTGCACGCGGAGTTGCTTTCGTTTGCAGAGCGAGAGTAAGGAAGGGGGCGATGTATGACAAGGACTCGACGGAAATCCGCGATGTCGCCGACGCAGCGCACGCTGCGCCTGTGCCGCAAGCATGGCTTCGCCGTGCAGGTGGTCGAGCGCTTCTGCGCGTTCTCGCGGAGGCGTATCGACCTTTTCGGATTTATTGACGTGATTGCGGCGGACGGCGCGAATATCCTCGGCATCCAGGTGACGAGCGGCGCGAACATGGCGGCGCGGTTGGCGAAGATCAAGGCGGAACCGAGGGCGATGCAGTGGTTGGAGAGCGGCGGCCGGATTTTTGTGCACGGCTGGCGGAAGCGGGCGAAGACGAAGAAATGGGAGTGCCGCGAGATCGAAGTGACGCAGGAGATGTTGCGGTGACGATGAGCAAGTAATGCGAGTCTGAATATGCAAGAAAGGGCACGGACGAAGCGACCGGCGTTGCGCGCCCCGTTCCCGTACTTCGGGGGGAAATCGACTGTTGCACGCGAAGTGTGGAGGCGGTTTGGAGATGTGGTAAATTACGTCGAACCGTTTTTCGGGTCCGGAGCCGTCTTGCTTGGCAGGCCGCGCCCATTCGCGGGCGTGGAAACAGTGAACGACAAGGACGGCTTCGTCGCGAATTTCTGGCGCGCCGTGCAATCTGCGCCGGACGAGGTGGCGCATTATTCCGACTGGCCGAGCAACGAGAACGATTTGCACGCGAGGCACGCATGGTTGGTTGGCGTCAAGGAGTCTCTGCGCGCGCGCCTTGAAGGCGATCCGGAGTGGTACGATGCCAAAATCGCCGGCTGGTGGTGCTGGGGGATGTCCTGTTGGATCGGCGGTGGATTTTGCAGCGGCGAAGGCCCGTGGTGTGTGCGCGAGGACGCGGACGGCGTGTGCCGGCTGGTCCGCGAGGTGAGCGACGGACCAGGCGTGAAGCGTCAGCGACTCCATCTGAGTTGCGCCGGGAAAGGTGTGCAGCGACGGCTAGACGCTAACTCAGGAGACAGCGAGGCGGCCAACGGCATCTATCAGTGGATGCGTGCATTGGCAGGCAGGCTGGGGCGGGTGCGAGTCTGCTGCGGTGATTGGTCCCGCGTCTGCGGTCCAATGGTCACGGTCCATCACGGCCTGACGGCCGTGTTTCTTGATCCGCCTTATTCCGAGGCGGCGGGTCGCGATGGCGAGCTATACTGTGAGGAGTCGATGTCGGTGGCGCATGATGTCCGGGAGTGGGCGATTAAGTGGGGCGGCGATCCTCGGATGCGCATTGCGCTGTGCGGGTATGAGGGCGAGCACGCAATGCCGGCAGATTGGAGCGTCTTCGCATGGAAGGCGCACGGCGGCTATGCGCATCGTAGCCGCAGCAAATCGCGTGGGAAAGCGAACGCGAAGAAAGAGCGCATCTGGTTTTCGCCGCATTGCATGATCGGGCCTGCGGAGACGCAGGCGCTGCTGTTCGGAAACGAGAATTGACGGCACAGTATGCTGCGAGTTGGCGCAATCGAGAAACGAACCGCAGAGAGGATGGTCATAGACCACCACTATCTGCACCGCCGCGCGTCTATCGTTTACGCATTCGGGCTTTGGCAAGACGATGTTGTTCGTGGCGTCGTCACGTTCGGCATCCCTGCCGCTCGCCACCTGCAAATGAGTGCCTGCCCGTCGAACCCGGACCTTGTGATTGAGCTTAACCGACTGTGGGTTCACGACGATATGCCCCGCAACAGCGAAACGTGGTTTCTCGCTCGTGCGCTCGCCGCCATGCCGCCCCGGATTGTTGTCAGCTATGCGGACACTACGCGCGGGCACATGGGCTTTGTCTATAGGGCGGCAAATTTCGACTATGCCGGCTGGACCGATATGGAGCGGAAAACACCGCGGTACGACTACCTTGCGCCGTGGAAGCACACCCGTGACGCCTTCCGGGGAGGACTTGGGGCTGCATCCGAAAAACGCCGCCGCAAGCCAAAGGTCAAATATTGGACCGTCACCGGGAATGCTAGAGAGCGCCGCGATCTGCGCAAGATTTGCGGCTGGCCGTCCCTCTCGTGGAAGGAGATGCCGCCGCCGGTTGAGCACAGGCAACAGGTTACTTGCGAGATGTTTCTCGCGGCGGAATAGACATTGACGGCGCGGAAAGGGGCGGGTCGGTGTGTCATCGCCCGCAGATGCGGTAGAGGACCGCGATCCGGACGCCGTGGTTCGGCTCCTCGTCTGGTGTGGGGAGTCGCGTGAGGTGCTTGGCGGGGATGCGATAGGCGACGGCCCACCGGACATCGGCGCACGGCTCTTCGTCCGGTGTGGGGACGTGGTCATAGTCGGATATGGTCATGATATCTCCTCCAGTGAGTGGACATGGTATGCGCGAGCGATCACGGAGCACCGACCCACGGCGTGAGACATGGGATGTGATCGACTCTGCGCCAGTGGCAGATTCGCTCGACGCATTTGTGCGGCCGGCCCTTTTTGTAATCCCACGCGCTGATGATCCATTCCTGATTTTTTGGCGGCTCAGATGGGAGCGCGCTGCACGACTCTGGCGATAGGTGCAGGGCGAAGGGAGCATCACTCCCGTCCTCCCACATGATTTCGACGGCATCGGGCAATCGCATTTCCGGCCACGGACCGCGAGACAGGACGGCGTACTTCGCGCGGCGCATCTCCTGGATGATGGCGCGATGCGCGCGGGGGATGAGGATGCGGATCGCACCGGCATTCGGCGAGAGGTACAGCTTGCCGGCTGCCTCAATGGGAGACTGCCAATAGTCTGTGTGCGTAATCCATTGGCCGTGGTTTGTGATGGTGATGGTGCTCATTGTGATTCCGAAATATAGAGGCGCGGCGCGGAAGACGCCTGGGACAGTGGTTACTGATACCGGATGCGCTCGGCGACCGTCCGGCGGACGGTGACGCTCGGCTCCTCGTCCGGTGTGGGGACCCGCTCCAGTCGCTCTGCCGGGATGCGATAGGCGACGGCCCGGCGCACGTCGGTGCACGGCTCCTCATCCGGCGTGGGGAGTCGCGTGAGGTGCTCGGCGGGGAGGCGATGTGCGACCATCCGCCGCACCTTGGCGTCCGGCTCCTCATCCGGCGTGGGGAGTCGCGTGAGGTGCTCGGCGGGGAGGCGATGTGCGACCATCCATCGGACATCGGTGCTCGGCTCCTCGTCCGGCGTCAGGAGTCGCGTGAGGTGCTCGGCGGGGATGCGATAGGCCACCGTCCGCCGGACGGTGGCGTCCGGCTCCTCCAGTGGCGTGGGGACGTCGGCCAGGCGTCCGGCCGGGATGCGTCGTGTGACGGCCCGCCGGACATCGGCGCTCGGCTCCTGCTCCGGCGTGAGTAGCGTGGTCAGCCGCTCAGCGGGGATGCGGTCCGCGACCATCCACCGGACGG